GTTAGACTACATTGACAAAGAAACAGCATCTAAGAAAAAGATTTTCGGTGAATTTGACTCAGACAAAAACACCATGACCATAGACAAATCACTAGATAACATTGAAATGAGTAACACACTATTGCATGAGATATTTCACTTAATCCATGATGAATATAAAATAGATTTACCAGCTAAAGCAGAAGAAATAAGCTGTAATTCATTAGCTAATGGAATCTGCCATGTATTATACCAAAACCAGAATCTACTAGAGTTCCTTTACAAATCGTTAAAAAAAGCTTAATAGAACATTTAACGAACATAGTCGGTTAATATGGGTAAAGATATACTAGTAATAGATAAAGGTGGTCGTCCAGCATTTGAATTTACACCTAAGGTTTTGAAACAAATAGAAGATTTAGCCAGTTATATGTGTACTAAGGAAGAAGTAGCAAATATCATAGGTTGTTCTAGGCAAACTTTATGGAGAAATCAACAAGCATTAGAAGCATACGACAAAGGGGTTAATGTTGCAAAACTTAATATTAGAAAAACCCAATTTGATATTGCCAGTAAGCTTAATTCCAGTATTATGGCTATGTGGTTAGGCAAAGTTTATCTTGGACAAACCGATAAGATACAAAACACTGACGACAATGTTCCTTTGCCAATCTATGACATCATAGAACACGAAGAACCAAAAGAAATTATTGAACTGAAAGTTGAAGATGGCAAGTAAATGTATATTTTGTAAAAGAGAAATGAACAACAAGCTTGAACAACACATCAAAGCTTGTCATAAGTGTATTGTTGATTTGCTTATGAAAAAGCATAACTTAAAAGTTAAGAAACAAGCACCAGTAACATTGAACTTAAAAAAGTATGAGTAAATTTAGTTTATTAAAACGTGATAAGAACCCACGAGGTGGTCTTAGCAGTTCTGGTAGAAGAAGATATAACAAAGCAACAGGTGGCAATTTAAGACCACCAGTTAAATCAAGACCAGATACTTTGACTGAGTATAGACGTAAAGGTAGTTTCTTAGTTAGAATGGGTAGCAGTCAAGGCAGACTATTTGATTCTAAGGGACGTAAAACAAGATTAAAACTAAGCTTAGAAGCTTGGGGTTATAAAGGTAAAAGTAAATCTGAAGCAGTAGCTTTAGGCAGAAGATATTTAAGAACTTATCAAAACAAAAAGAAATGAATCAAATGTGTGGGCGAAAGAAACCAAAGATGCTAGATAAAAGTTTGCGAGGAACAAACGATCTTGAAGTAATCATATACAATCTTAAAAAAGAAATAGACAGATTAAACGAGGAAGTACAAGCAAAGGATATTGAGTTAAAACAGCTACAATCAAAAGATGATTAATGTCTTTATTGGATATGATAGCAAAGAGAAAATAGCTTACCATATACTAGCTGAAAGCATACTAAGACATAGTTCAGTACCAGTATCATTTACACCAATCTATTTACCTAACATTTACGATTCATTTAATAGACCAAAAAATAGTTTATCATCTACTGAGTTTTCATTTAGCAGATTTATAGTTCCTCATCTTATGGGTTATAATGGTTGGGCACTATTCTTAGATTGCGATATGTTGTTTAAAGCAGACATCAAAGAACTATGGGATTTAAAAAATGATGATTATGCTGTCATGTGTTGTCAGCACGATTACATACCTAAGCATCTATCTAAGTTCGGCAATCAAATACAAACTGTTTATGAAAAAAAGAACTGGTCTAGTCTAATGCTAATGAACACATCTAAATGCAAAGCACTCACTAAAGAATACGTTAATGAAGCATCTGGTTTAGAATTACATCAGTTTAAATGGACTGACAAAGTAGGTGGCTTACCTTTAGAATGGAACTGGTTAGTAGGAGAATATCCACACAACTCTAATGCTAAAAACATACACTTTACAGAAGGCGGTTGTTACTTTGAGAAGTACGAGAATTGTGATTACTCATCAGACTGGTTTAATGTTTATACGAATACTGTTAAGATTCAATTATGAAAGCTTTTGTAACTGGTTGCGATAATAACTTCACAGACATACTTGATTGGTTTTTAGATGGCTACCATAAGCATATTAAGATTCCATTATACATAGCTAACTTCGGCTTCTTAAAACAATATCCTAATTCATTCCTAGTTGCATCTGATGGTAGAACTTGGTTTTATAAACCTAAAGCTATTGAAAAAGTACCAGCAGATAAAATCATTTGGATAGATTGCGACATAGAAATCAAAGCAGATATATCTGATATGTTTGATATGCTAGATGACTGCGATTACCTTATGAGCAAAGACCATGCAGTTAGATCAGATAGATGGCAAACAGGAATAGTCGGCATAAACAATAAACAAGTTCTAAAGAAATGGTTTGATAGATGTGAGATGAGACAAGAGAGATCAGATCAAGAAGCTTTTGCTAAAGTACAACATGAGTTTAAGATAAACAGAATACCAAATGAATATCATGGTTTAAGATTAGGTAAGAACAATGATATAGCCAAGACAATTCATTGGACAGGAGAAGATGGAAAAAAGATTATTAGAGAAAAGATTCGTAAGCAAGAACAGGAATCCAAGCATAATCTCAGTACCAATTAAATACGTTAAGTATTCAAATCAGTTTCATAATTGGTTGCACTTAAAAGTTAGATCAGAACGAGATAACTTGTACCTGAATGACAATCTTGCAAATCGGCGATTAAAAACATTACCTGATATTGATAACCTATTTAACCCATTAATAGTCTGGGCAGACGATAGTTTAATTTGTATCTTTGGTAACAAGCGATTAAAGACAGCTATTGATAAAGGATATACGCATATTGATTGTTTAGTTTACAAAGACTTCAATAGAGCAGTAGAAATAGGAACATCTATTTGGAATACATTTAAACAACATGGTCTATCTAAAGTTGATTATTTATTAGCAAATGATAATCAGGGTATGAAAAACATAGACAGATATATGGTGGAAGAAAAACAGTTCATAGATATTTACGCAACACATCAGCAAATATTAATACAAGAAGCTTTAAAATCTAATCAAGATATAATGGAAACAGGTTGTGGTTATTATTCTACACCACTGTTAGTTGAGATAGCTAAGTCTAAAGGAATTAAGTTAATAGGATTTGTGCAGGATATAAACTGGGCTAGAAGATTTGACTATTTAATCGGTTCACATTATCAGCAAATACAAATAGACTTTAAACAAGAGATACCATTAACACAAAGATTTGGAATGTGCTTTTTAGACCATGAACAATTTGTAAGAGATAGAATTAAACATCTTAACAACATATTAGAACATACTGACACAGTAGTAGTGCATGATGCTGATAAAGTTGAATCATTTGCGTTGCTACACAAACCATACACTATTGAAATGCACAAACACTTAATACCTAACACAGCAGTAATTAGAAATGTTTAACCCATACGAATACTTTAAAGGCAAGAATGTTTTACTAATAGGTAATGGTGAGAAAATAGGAACTATTGATTATACTAAATTCAATTCAGTAGTTAGAATGAATCTTGGAGTTCAAGACAAACCTTGTGATGTATGGATTAACAATCTAGTAAATGAGGGTCATAATATGCTTAAAGAGATTCCACAGATACGTTGCATTGTAAGATTAAACTTTGAAAAAGATGGTAAGAGAGCAGAACGTATGCCTGATTGGGTTAAGAAAAAAGCTTGGCTATGGAATACATACGATTACAGTCAAATGACAATTAGATATAATTACTACAGACCAACTACTGGCTTTGTTGCAATCTATTGGTTACTTAATCATTGTCAGTGCAAAGTAACTATTACAGCATTTGATTTCTTTAAAACAAAGAATAGATATACAATGGAAGATGTAAGTCATATTGGAACTCCTAAAGGTTACAACCATGATGTTAAATTGGAAGAAGATGTTATTACAAAGTTAATTCAAAGAGGAATAATTAATGCCATTTAGTAAACCACAACTAGACGTATATACTTGTCCAAAAAGATTTAGAGTTCTAATTACAGGAAGAAGATTCGGCAAGACACACTTAGCCATGTATGAACTACTTAGATTTGCAAGTAGAAAACCCAACTCAAAGATATTCTATGTAGCACCTACTTACAGAATGTCTAAAGAGATTATGTGGAAACAAATCAAAAGACTTACAACTGAAAAGAGATGGATTAAATATGCTAATGAAACAGAACTAACATTGGTGCTTAGGAATGGTAGTCAGATAAGTTTAAAAGGTGCAGATAAATCACCAGACAATTTACGAGGAGTAGGATTAGATTTTCTATTATTAGACGAATATGCAGATATACCAGTTGAAGCTTGGACAGAAGTTCTGCGACCAACAATCTCAGATAAACACGTTACAGGAAATGTATTATTCATAGGAACACCTAGAGGATTTGGTAACTGGTCTTATGAGATTTACCAGAAGGGTTTAGGAGATGACCCAGAATGGAAGTCATTTAAGTATACTACATTAGATGGTGGTCAAGTTGATGCAGAAGAAATAGAACAAGCCAAAAGAGATTTAGACGAGAGAACATTTAGACAAGAATATTTAGCTTCTTTTGAAACATACTCAGGAGTTGTTTATTATAACTTTGATAGAGAATACAATGTTCAAGAATGTAAGTATGATAAAGATGCGACTATTCATATTGGCTTGGACTTTAACATAGACCCAATGTCAGCTTGTCTATTTCATGTTAAAAACGATATAGCTTATATCTTTGATGAGATAGTTATTTATAGTTCAAATACTGATGAATTTATTGATGAACTATTAAGCAGATACCCTAAAACTAAAATGGTGGTTTACCCAGACCCAGCTTCAAGACAACGTAAAACTTCTGCTGGTGGTAGAACTGACTTAACCATATTGCAAAATGCTGGTTTAAATGTTAAAGCTAAGAATACTCATGCTTTAGTAAGAGACAGGATTAATTCTGTTAATAGCAAACTGAAGGCATTTGATGGAAAGAGAAGTATTTTTATTAATCCTTCTTGCAAAACACTAATTAATAGCTTAATGAAACAAGTTTACAAAGAAGGTACAAATCAACCAGAAAAAGGAAATGGTTACGATCACATGACTGATGCACTAGGTTACGCAATAGAATATTTATTCCCAATCACATCTAATCTTCCTAAATCACAACCTAAGAGATTCTCATAATGGCTTATACAAGAAAAGATATAGAACAACAAAATTCACAATACAAAGGTATGATGCCTAGATGGGAATATTTCATCAGATCATATTTAGGTGGCAAAGAGTTTCAAGATGGAAAGTTCTTACAAGAATACCAATTAGAATTAGAATCAGAATACTTTAAAAGATTAGCTTACACACCATTAGACAATCACTGCAGAAATATAGTTCACATTTATTCAAGCTATTTATTTAGAGTACCACCAACTAGAGAATTAGGTTCATTAGAACAAGATGCTACATTAGATTATTTCTTTGATGATGCAGATTTAGAAGGAAGAACATTTGATGCTCTTATGAGAGAAGTACAAGTTTATGCTTCTGTTTATGGACACTGCTGGATTATCGTGGACAAACCATCTTCAAATGTAATGACAAGAGGAGAAGAATTAGAACAAGGAATTAGACCATATCTAAA